GATAAGATGGAATGTCTATGTCTTGCATCTCGACTTCATGCGTCTGCACAATATAATCACGAATGTCATTTTTGAATTTCTTAATCCATACCATAAACGTAACTCCTACATCTTATCTATAAGAGCAAGAACGACTTGAAAAACTCCCCATGCTAGACAAGCAAACAGCGAGGCGAACAAGACAATCTCAATACTGTCATGCTCAAACCACCACTGACGAAACTTTGAATAATAATGTCGATACATTTTTGCTTTGCTTTTCATATCTGAACATCTCCTGCTGGTTGATAGTATTCATCGAAGTATTCAACTTCTTGTACGAATAAACGATAATGCTGAAATGCATCTGCAGGATAACCTTGCTCGGCAACCCACTTTGTCAAATCAAAACTTGTAACTATGAACAAGTCTGCGCCTTTACCACCGACTGCTTCTTTCGGTAGTGCTTTTGGAAAACCATACACCCAACCTTGAGGTGTAGGGTCAATCATTAAAGTATAATGTTTTTCACTCATTTGTCTGGTCCTGTTATCGATTTCATTTTAAGCAGTATAGCAGAAACTTCTTCTTCTGTCAAGAATCCTTTTACACTATCGCCATCTTCTGTTATACCAGGAAGAGAAACCATATCTTTATGCCAATTGAATACACCAATCTCATATAGACCTTGTTTACCGCCATACGAACTTGAGTGCCGAATGACTGACAGTTCATACTGACCAAAGGGTTCAAGTGCTTGAACGCCATCAAGATATTTTACAAATTTTAAGTCTTCAAACTTCATGTGTTTTTTCCTATGATTGTGAGCATAGCAAAGAGTGCTATCGTCATATATGGGTGGTCATGCACAAAACGAAATATCGTTATCTCTAGCGGTGCTAGAATTTTATCAATGACAGATTGCATGAGCGATTGCCTCAAAGTCTTTGTCGTCCTTCACATGTACCCATCGCTGGTCACGACACTTGCGACCTTTGCCGATGTTAAAAGTTTCGTTACGACTATTTAGGCGAACTGCAGTAAAACCATCAAAGGTACCTACTGCATCTATCTCCCACCATTCACCGTGCTGTTGAATACGGTTCTTACCATGACGGGTGATACCTTTCAGTTTCAACCAGTCACCTTTTTTGAAAGCACTAAACATTACACTCGCTCCTGCCAAAGTTTCTTACAACTAATCTGATGTCCATTCTCTAGAACAAGTTTGATGTCTGGCAATGCGCCAAACCCTACCCACTTGTCAACAACTTGAAGACCATCAAAGTCTTTCAAGTCCCACATGAACTCCATGAATTCTTTCAAGGTAGTTCCTTTCGACAACTTCACACTGCCATTTACAAAACAATCAATCACTATATCATCTCCGTAACTACAATACCGACTATAATAACAACCATGACTACAATCCACATATCAACAGTTTTCATTATGCCATCACCTCTTCTTCTAATTCACAAATCGCTTCATGGATCATTTCGTTCAACAGACCAAGATGAATGTCGAACCGACCGTTGACAGGTGTGATACAAGCATTCATACAAGCAGTGATATCGCTAGTGCCGATACCTTGTCCAGTCTCAATCATGTCCCGGAACATCCAATCAACTTCGTCCCGAACAATTTCTTTCATCACTTCAACATTCATGTCATTTACCTCAAACTGCATTATATCAACTCCTCAGCAACTTTTTCACACCGGATCATTTCAAAACATTCATCAACAATCTTCTTAGCATCATCATGGTGGGCGAACCCTTCTTCATCAGCGAAGTCCATAGTGCTTCCGTAGTAGAAAGTCTCTTCTGTCAACTTGTGTGTCTCAAGAATGTATTTCAAAGTCTTAGCGTTGGCGGCGTGACCAACACAGTGACCAACGTCTTTGTAAACAGCAACTTTTTTGTTAATGGCATCAAGGAAACAAGTCATCTCAAATCTCTCTTTCAATTCATCTTACTTATATAAATTAGCATAAGTTCCTAGTAATGTCAAGAGAAAACCACAAAAAAATGCAACTTTTTATCGTTGCATTTCAGTGACTTGTAATTTTTTTTTATTTTTTTTTATTATTTTTGAACTGCTATAAGACCTTGTTCAGTCAAAGTGCCTTCTTCGCCAATCATATTATCACTCATAAAGAGGTCAACATAATCTTGAATACCTGGAATAAATCCAAGATGTTCTTTTTTCACATAAAAGAAAAGAGGTCTTGATATAGCATATGAACCATCTGCAATCGTTTCAAACTCAGGAAGAACTCCCTCAACCTTAGCACCCTTAATAGTATCTCTATTTTGGTCTAAGAAAGAAAACCCAAATACACCAAGACGGTTTTTATCGTCTTGCAGTTTTTGAATAATTAGATTATCATTCTCTGTCATTTGAACTACGAAAGTTCCTTTGGTACGAACTTTAGTGCAAAGTTGCTTGTAACCATTATCACCTTTTTTAGGTAGACCTAATTTCTTACATGCTTTATGCATTACAAGTTCTACGAATGCATCTCTAGTGCCAGATGTAGTAGGTGGAATCATAATATCAATCTTAATGTCAGGAAGTGATGCATCAATATCTGACCACTTCTGATATGGGTTCTCTACCCACTCTCCATCAATCAAAACCTTTTCGGCAACCGCACGCCAAATCTGTTCTTTAGACAAAACATAATCTGGTCCCTGCGATTTGTTTGCGATTACGATTCCGTCATAACCAATGAGATATTCGATTGGTGTTACGCCATTCTCTTTACACATATCAATTTCTTTTTGCTTGATTGCTCTTGATGCATTTGTAATGTCAGGCATAGTTGTGCCAACACCTTTACAAAACATCTTCAAACCCCCACCAGAACCTGTGCTTTCAACGACTGGTGATTTGAATTGATTTTGTTGTCCGAATTTCTCTGCGACTGTTGATGAGAATGGATATACGGTAGAACTACCTACGATTGAAATTTGTTCTCTTGCTGATGCAATATTAGAACTAAATAGTATTACGGCAACTGCCGATAAGAATAGTTTTTTCATTTGAGTTACTCCTTATGAAAATGACAAGAGAGACTTGTTGACGCAGGTCTCTCTACTCTTATGTATATACAACTATGTCAATTTTATGTTACAGTTTTGTGAAATCCACATAAAGATATTACTGTTGCCATTGAGAATTTTTCACATCAAATATGATTGCAATGCGAGATAATTCAGACTTGTTTTCTACATGATGAGTTTCTTTATTATTGAACCACCACAACTCTCCAGCAGAGTATAGTTCTCTTTCATCACCATCAAACTTAACGTCAAGTTTCGGAGGAGTAACAACTACATTTTCATAGTAACCAGATAGCACTAAATGAAATCTGTCTTTGTCTGCATAGTACTCACCCTCATCTATATGTGCATCTACTACACCATCTTTAGGTAAGTGTACGATTGCGATACGATATACTTCACCGCCATACTGTTCTACAAACCAATTCATAAACTCTCTTACTTTTGGATACCGAGCATAAGTTTCAGTATCGGTTGTTGTATGAGTATCATTAATATGTAAGTTGTGTAGTTTTGCTTTTCTTAGATTAATGCTTTGTGTCATGCGTTGACATTCAATAGTATCTTGTCTACCGGTTTCTAAATCAAAGTCATCCCACTGCATTGCTACTTCTTTGAGCATTGGTAGAACATTTAGATTATCAGCGAGTTTGAAATGGTTCAATGACTTGCTCCTTTCAGATTAAATTCATCCATATCGAATAAACTAATTATTTTTACACTAGGGTCTAGATACATATCATGCGTCTGTCTTAGTTCATGTTCTCTTACACTATATCGTTCTTCTGGTAATCCCATATCATAATAACTACGATTGACTTTATTGACTACAACAAACACATAATTCAGTTTTTGTATTTCATAATTTCTACAGATGTCAGAACAAATCTTCAGAGACATTGTTGAGTTTGCTAAATCATCACACAGAAGTACTGGCATGTCAAACTTAGGCGTACCTTCCCAAGGTTCTTCTAGACCATATTCTTTTGGTGCCTTTCGAAATATGAATGAATGTAAATCAATATCAAGTAATTGTTTGGCGTAGATAGGTAGTGAAGTTATCATAGGTGTTGCCGCAGTCTCAAGTCCAGACAACTGAAAGTCAAAGTGACCAACTTCTTCTTTTATCTTATAGAGAAAGCAGACTGCTAGATGTTTATTAAACTCTGGATTGTATAGACCTTTACGAAGATAAAAGCACCAAGTATAATTTGTACCTGGTACTTTACCTTTCATGTATCGTCCACGAACAATACAGTTCTCATCGATATATTTTCGCAACCAGTTCAGACTGGTTTCATAAACTTTATCTTCAATCATATGGTCTAAACTTGTATGCTACATTAAGGCGTTTCTTATCTCTAAAACTTGTTGCTCTATGTAGTTGATTACCCGGCATTCTCATCAGACGACCACTGATAGGAAGAATACTTTCAACTCTAAGTTCATCTTCAAATAATACTTCTGTACCGCCATCTTTCCATTCGTTCTCATTACAGTAATATAGTACTGTCACCGATCCTTCACTTTCATTATCAGTGTGAAATTGAGTAAACTCTCCAGGCCAAAAACAATTTGTATGACAATCATATAGTTCTTGTTGTTGTAACTCTGGCCATGCTTTATATATTTTCATTTTCAATACTTCATACATAATAGTATCGATTGGCATGGGCGATGCGGCACCAGAACTAAAGTTACCATCATCAGTAGTATTAATGTTATAAGGAAGGTCCCTAACATTTTTTTCAATCATAGCGATTTCATTCGCAGTAAACATGTTATCAGCAATTTGTATCATGCAACTATATATCTTTCCATAATTGACTTTCTAAAGGTTGGTCTGTATCTCGCCAACGCAAACATCCATCTTCATCTTTATAATACTGCGAACCATACTCATCTAATTCGAAGACTTGTTTGAAAATAATATTAGCATTCTCACACTTTGCTTCTAACACTTCTGCTAGACCACTCAGAACAGTATGCCGGCGGTCGTCATCATAAATGAGACTGCTATCATACATCATATCCGCAACAGTTTGTAAGTCTGTTGCTGTTGTCTGAATAGCAAACAATGCATCTTCTAAATCAAATCGGGTTTTACCGAACCTGTTTTCACTCATTTTATTTTCCTCATCTGGACATGCGAACAGGAATCGAACCTGCCTAGATGGATTTGCAATCCACTGCATAACCACTCTGCCATCGCATGAATTGGCCTGCCCGGCAGGACTCGAACCTGCGACCTACGGTTTAGAAGACCGTTGTTCTAATCCAACTGAACTACGGGCAGAAACTTTTTACTTCTGATACTTATTTGTATCAGCACCAATCATTCGACACATATGTTGAATGTCATCAATCAGAAATTGTATCTGTGCTTCATCACGCTCAACTTTAGGAGTGTCGTATTTCATTCTACGCAAGTTCATAGACTTCTCATATATGACACTAACTTTATCACATAATTCAGAAACTTTATGTTGCATACTATATCCCTAAGATACGATGTGTAGGTTCTTTGAATGCCTTGCCCGGATTCTCAGTCAACCAATCTTTCAGTTGACCAAAATAGAAAGCGGCATCTTCTTCACCGTTCTTTTCTAAAAGGTCCTCTGCTTCTTTGGCGAAGTTGATTATCTGTCGAAGCATCGCACCGTTGTCATTGAACATTGCTTTGCTTTGATATTTACCAGGTCGTTGATTACTCATTGTGTCAATATCTCCGTAATAGTTTTGTTTTCAATTGCATCTTGTTCATTCTGTGCTTCTACTGCGGCATCAAGTTCTTTGTATGCATTCGTAGCAGAAATCTTTGAAAGCAAGATACGGTCTTTACGCAAGCGGTTCAACAAAATCTTCTGTGCTTGCAAATCAGAATACTCAAGTAGTACATAGACACGATACTGTGTTCCAGCAGATACAACTTTACTTTCAGCAACTTTGTAACCAGCAACATCAACATCAGCGATTAGATTGCTAGTAGTCTTTTCAATCTCCGAGAGTACAGCAGTATCAGTTTCATCAGAACCAATCTTTGAGATAAATGATTTAGTCTGACTACGAACACGACCATTGATGCGGTCAGCAAGAGTAGTCTTTGCATTCAGTACTGCCATGTCAAAAGACAACTGCAAGTCTGGTGATGCTGTAGTGCCGACTGCATAGATTGCTTTGTCGCTTTCTGGCATCTCTGTAAACCAATCAGGAATCACACTGACATTATCTTGTACAACTTGTGCCTTGTACTCATACGATGCTACATCAACTGTACCAGGAGGTGCATTGCTTGCAACTTTCACATCATTAGAACTACATGCCGCAAGTGCAAGACATGCGGTACCCATCATAAAATACTGTTTCACTATTTCGCTCCTTCTAGAATATCAACAGTCTGGTCACGAAGACCACTATCAACGAACCAACCTATAGGGTCAAAGTTCGTCCACAATTCGGGATAGTTGTAAATCACAACTGCACCCAAAAGAAAACCAATCACATATTTCATAATCACTCCTAGTAACTGTTATTACCTAATATTAAATCTACTACACTTGATATCGCTTTGTCAACTGGATTCGTTTGTATATACCCACTATTGCCACTGCTTGGGACAAAGCGTATTACAGTCTGTGGTTCTTGAACTATTACTCTTTCTACAATCTTCACTTCAGGTTGTGGTGCTGGTGTATGTGCTGGTAATGTGTCAGACTGTGCCACTACTGGTTCTTCAACTGTCTTAGTTTTGCAAGTCATGTTTGTCTTTGCTGTAAGAACTTCAGGTGATACTTGTTGAATAATTTCTTTCTTACCTTTTATCATTGCTTGGTCGCAAGCATCGTTCTCTGTCATATCAGGACCGAACACATATGAACCAGAAGTGTAATGTTCTACACCATCAATTGTAACATCAAACTTCATGACGCATTTACGAGTGTCATCTATATAAGGAAAAACTTTTCTATCTACATTGACAACTTGTTCAATAGTATGTTGCCAGTTAGATACAACTTGATTATCATAATCACATGGTGCGTCCATATCAACCTCTATGTTCTTTCCACCAATCTTGTACTCTATCACCTATACAGTCATTACGATACTTACAACTTTGGTATAAATCTACAACTAGTTCAGGTGTCGAAACACAACCAGATAGCATCACTGCAATTAAGGGCAGTAGATACCATTGCCTTTTGGATCGGCATAACATTTACCAGTCCCCATATTACCGAGTTTGTAATTTAGTTTTGGTCTCTTACCGTTAGGGTAAGCACTACCATGATAACCTCTAGGGTCAATCGTTGTCGCAATCACTGCGCCAAGAACATTGTTCAAATCAATGCCGCCTTTCAAGAAGTAGTTCAACTCTTCAGGAAACTGAAGTGCGACATTGCTATCATTCAAAACACTCTTCTGTGGGAGTTTCCACTCACCAGCAGTAGCATTCGTAGTCATCATCGCAAGGGCGGCAATAAACATTATCTTTTTCATAACATTTCCTTTCTCATTATAGGTATACTTTACCATATAATAATTAGTTTGTCAAGCACTTTCTTCGTTAAAAGTATCAATAATTTTGAGTTCTTTTACTTTTTCTTTCAGTGCATTTATGGTTAATTGCATAGAACCAGTGTAACGTCTAGCATCAGCAAGTGAAATGTGATTAGTCAAAGTCCACTCAATCTTGCGTTCTACTTGACTTTCTAGTTCTTCCAAATACAATTCTAATTCATCTAACGTCATTCTAACTCCTCAAATCCTACAGGTGAAACGACATACTTGGTAGTGCCAATCAACATCTGGTCACCAACTGAAGTAGAACGAATACCCATAGTTCCACCTTTTGTATCACCCATGACTGTAACACTATCGTTACCATCTTCAGGATGCTTCAGTGACCAACTGTCAAAAACATTCTGTGTCCAGCGAAATGCAAACTCAAGTGCATCTTCTACTGTACGGTCACCAACTTCAACAAACGCAACAGTGCGAGGTGTTTCTTCGAATGCTGAATGAATAACTGCTACTTGTGTCATAATATATCTCCTTAACAAATTCCTGACCAACGAATACGACCTTCGAAACTATCAGTGTCAAACACTGTTGCTCTCGCAAAGTTCGTAGCAGGTGCTTTCCATGATGCCGCCATAAGCACATCACCAACACCAAACTTCTTTGTCGCTTCTTTCACAATGAAAGAATGAACAGACCGCTGACCGCCCATCTTTTCATGAACAATCTTGATATACTTGCGACCTTCTTCAGCGACCCACTTTGTTTCGCTCATTTGTTTCGAACCGATATTCGCTTGACCGCACCACATAACATAGTCATCCATGATGAAGTCGAGGTAGTCATTGATATGTTCTGAAGTCACTTGTTTCATAATTTTCTCTCTTCTCTATTCAACTTACATTATAACTATACCAAATACATACAGATTTGTCAAGTACTTTTTTCACTTTTATGAATATTTTTTTCGTTTAAGTATTGTATCAATGAATTCTTTCTTAGAGAATACAGCATTTGTCGGACCAGGAAGGTCGGTAATGTACCGATAGTCTTTATAGACAGTATGGTAAACTTTACCAGCATGAGTAGAGGGTGCATACACAAAACCCTTGAAGTTGTATGAAGGAAGTGTATCCATATTCATTTCGTTCTTCTTTAGATAGCGCATCATTGTCTCCTGTGCGTCTGTGATAAGAGTGATTACTATAGAACAGTCTAGCATCACTTGTCAATACTTTGTAACGGTAAGAATGAAAAATATCTTTTACCGCTACTATTACCGTGGCAACTCTCAAATTCATGTTGCCGAGTACTATATAGGGTGTACCCTTTTCAGATTAAATTAAAACCTTTTACCTTTCCAAGATAACATAGTCACCAAAGTGATTGTCAAACACACTGACTAAGTTCTCATAATCGCCCGAAGTCATCTCTTCACAGATGTTTTTTATTTTCGTAGCAGAGAACCCACGCCACTCACCGATAGACTTAACTTGACCTAACAAGAAGAAGGCATTACCCTGAGGACCCGTCAGGTCAAAAACAATGTGGTTATAATTTTTTTCTCTAATCATTATGCATTCACCATTGAAAGTGGAACTCGGGTTTTAGTACGACCGAACGGTGTCGCACCAGCGTCTATAACATCGACAGTTGTACGATTAACTTTTTGAACAATGCTCTCTCGGGTGAACCCGTTGTTTGTCCAAGTGATGGTGTCACCAACTTTGACAGTTGCTTTGTTCATATTAGCGATATAGTTCATTTGCATTTTCCATGCTTTCGCAATCGCATTCAAATCATCTTGATTGTCAATCTTTGACAATGCTGATATCACATTTTTCACATTCGTATTCATAATATATAGTCTCCAATTAAGCAGTGTGAATGTAAGGTTTATCCCACTGACCAACTTTCAGTGACAAGTAGTAAGCAGTGTCGAAGTAGTCGGTCATTGCATCGCTGTTATCGTACCACTTAGTACCTTTCATTGCGGCAATCATCTCTTCAACGAAGTTTGCTTCTTTATCAGCACCAACTGCCTTGTACCAATTAGCAGAATGATAAGGGTTAATGTCGAAGTAGTCACCAACACCACCGAAGTAGTTGAAACCACGCTTCTCATTCTCAAGTTCATGATGCTTGTTAGCGGCACCAATCAAGTCTAGCGCACCTTCTTTGATTTTGACAACTAAAGAAGAGTGATGGTCAATACCAATCGTAACTTTCATGCCGTATTTTTTAGCAACTGCTTTAATCGCAGGAGCAAGTTCTTTCTTCATTTCTTGGGAGATATATGCCATGTTGATTTCCTTTCTCTCTCAACTCATCTTACATATACATAATACCTCATATTTACCATAATGTCAAGGGAAAAGTAAAAAAAAGTTTTGTTGTATATCAACGACTTGTGATTTTTTTTAAGAAAAATTAAAAGAAAGTGTAACTCTCATGTCTGAATTATTGTATCCTACATAGTGTTCTAACCAAGATGGAAACAGAACTAGTTTTCCTGTCTCTGCTGGTATATTGTAAAACTCAACATCATAGTCTGTACTGCCACCTATTGTGGGTTCATGCATTTTATGTGCCATGAGTGGGTTAGCAAAGGTGATAGGTGCGGCATCTCTATCTGCGTAGATGTAAAACGCACCGCTGATAACTGAGCGTCTATGATTATGTTGCATGATAGTAGAACCTCGCTTTTGAATGTTGAACCAATTTCTACCTAACTTCACATTACTCATGTCAATACCTATTTGTCTACCGAATGCTTTTACTTCAGATGTGATTACAGATTTCAACATACTAAAATCAGAATGCTCTAAAATATTCACTTCAGTGCTATAAGTACTTTTTGCTTCACCATGTACTAGTCCGTGGTCTTCACTCTCTATCTGCAGACAGGTTTCTAACATTCTACTAGTGTCAATGCGAGTGTCTTTTATACCAATCGCACTAGGAAATAAACTCATTACTTCAATCATACTAAATCACTCGCTAATGGAAAAACTTCTGCTATGACTTTTGCAACTTCATGAGCAATCTGCATATGCTCAAGTTGTGTGCCGTTTGCACCACGAAGTTCAATGTAGTGCATCCAACTGCGAAGAGTACCATTCATATACATGCGTGATACTGTATTGCCTTCTGGTAGTACAACTCTTGCTTGCTCTTTTGCTATATCATTATCAATCGCCCATTGATATGCATCTCTAGCGGCATCGATAACTGCTTGTTGCTTTTCAATCCAAGCATGATGTAGTTCTACATTTTCTGTAGGCATACTGTTCTGTCTGTTTGTCTTGTCTTGCAATCTTGCTTCACGCAACTCAAACTCTAAGTCTTCTACTGGATTTGCGTATCGCTGACTGAACTCTTGAAACGAGAAAGACCGATGTCTTAAAATCTGTCTTGCAATGTCTCTAGTCGTTTCAATCTCTAAACAAGCAGACACCATCTCAAAAGGTGACCAGTGTTTATGCTTTGCGAGATAGTTCAGCAGTTTTGCCGATGTTTCTTTATTGCTTTGATTTGAGGGGTTTGAAACTCTAGCGCAATAAGCGACAAGTTCTTGTACATCGTTACCTACAAAAAGTTCACCTTGTTGCGTCTGAGAGAAACTAATTAATCTGACTTTCAATTCATGCTCCACTTATGCTAATTTGTCACAACTGTTATGCAAAAAAAGATACAGTGACACTGACCTTTTAAGCACTACCAAAGTATATATAGTATCGTGCAGTGCAACACTGTACGCTTTCATAACTTTGCACTATTATATATGTCTTGTCTGAGATGATGAGGACTGAATTGGTGCGTCAAATGTAGGTAAAAAAAATGTTAAAATGGTTATATAATAAACTATTCGATACCCCAAATCCGAACGATATTGTTCGGTATATCAGAACAGAATATCGTCAAGATACTGAGCATCTAGAAGATGAAGATTGTCTCAAGTATTATGACTACATCACACATAAAGGAGTAAGATAAATGTCTGTTGACAGCGTATTAGATTATGGATATAAATTCACATGCACTTTTTGTGCATCAGTAAGAACTGCTTTGATTGGAGCATTCATTGCTTTTATGGCATTCGGCGAAAATGTTGGTCGTGCGAGAGCGGCATCAGAACTTTCAAGAATGGGTTATCATGAAGAAGCAAAAAATATCATGCTAGGAAAGGACCCAAGATGAACCCTCAAACGATTAACACTCTAAGAAAAATCTTGAATAAAGGAAAGAGAAATGACTAAATTACTAAACAAACTTTTTTCGATTGACTTGTATACAGGTAATCCACTACGATATCGTGAACAGCAGTTCACTTTAGCAGAATTAGAAAAGCGATTAGTAGCAGAAGTAAATGGGTATAAGAAATAATAGAGGGAGATTTATCTCCTTCTTTTCTTCTCTAACTCGTTAGCAATCCACTGTTTAGCAATATAGTTCTTGACTGGTGTAGTAACTAGTTTACGAACTCTCTTAAAGACCATATCTAACACATCGTCATTAGGACCGTTGTTGTCTAGAATGATAAAGTTTTTGGTACCGAAGAAACGCTGAAATGCACCGATGTTTCTTTGTACACCGTTCCACATCTTTGTTACCTCATCTCTAGGTAGTGTTCTCTTTCTTGCTTGATTTCTTTGTTGTGCAACTTCTTCTGAAGTATTCACAAAAATCATGTAAGTGTCATACCCAAGTTGCTTTAGTGCCGCCGCTTGTCTTTGAATTTTTTCAAAGTCTTTGCCAGTACCATCAATGACAACCCCAAGACGACCCATCAAGAAATTACTCTGCATTCGCTTAGTAGTTGCTTTTGCTCTACCACGAATTTCTTGACCCTTGTCTGAATAGATATCTTCTGGTGTGGTGTCCATACCAGCATCTTTGAGCATCTTTTCATATATGTCATCAGAGTTGACAACTTTCAGACCCATACCACCAGTAGTCTTTTTCTGAACATAAGATTTACCAGAACCAGGACCACCTGCTAGAAAGAATGCTTTGAAGATGCCCGGATCATAAACACCCTCATTAAGTTCTTTAATTTGCTCTATGATGATATCATCTTTTATGTCTGAAAATCTTTTAGTCATGTTATTCTCCGATTATAAATATCTATGAAAGTATTTATAAAACCAACTATCGTATAAATACTACTATATTTATTTGAGAGGAAACAATGGCAGAGGAAATAAAAAACCCACAGACCGTATCTGATTATACCAAAACAAAACGAAAGATGAATGCTGACGGCACATATACTTTCATTACTGGCGGTAGCAGATTTGGTGACATAAATCGTGATGATATTGTAAGCAAGATGGGCAAGTTGTCAAATGCTGATATTGCCACTACTAGAATGCCAGACACACCGCCTGAAATTTCAAGAAAAAGATATAAGGCAATGAGAGAGGAAGGTTTAATACCTTCAGATGCAGAACTAGCAAAACAAGGTCTTCAATTCATCTATAAAGATGAAGAAGATGACAGTGTAACTCATGTATGGTATGGCAACAAGAAGTACCCAAAGAATTCTAAATTGTTTCCGGGAGATATTGTAGAAGGATATTTTCCTAATAATAAAAGAAAACATAAACTACTAGCACAAGTAGTTCATGTAAGAAGTTTTACTGACTGGACTATTTCTGTAAAGTGGATGGATGAAGATTACATGGGCGTCAAAGAAGTTTTAACTGTTGACCAATATAGAGTTGTTAGACGATTAGATGGTACCATACCTTCTGACCAGAAACGAGTACGCACAAATTTACTTAAAGAAGATGATGATAATATAGATAAAATTTAGTTGAGGATTATGTTATGCAAATAGATTATGTGTTTCCTCATCCGATTGCAAGGTTGGATATAAGTGATGAGGTGAATAATGATAGTATTGTAAAATCTGTTTATGAACTATCAGAAACTATAGATGAAAACAGTGCAAGTAATTTCTGGGATTGTAAACTTATAACTTCATTTGAAAATGAAAAAGTTAATCTTCAGTTTGCTAGAGATAATTTAGAATTTATTGAAACTGTAGAGACACATGTAAATCAGTATATGGTAGAAGTTGGTTGGTATAAACCACATCTACCGAATAAGATTACTCAAATGTGGTTCAACAGATATATTGAAGGACATCATTTTCAAGAAGCACACAATCACGGTAATCATGAAGTGTGTGCTATCTATTATGCTACTAATGATTTGACACCTACTCTATTCTTAAATCCTAATCATCATACTTTTCATAATCATTATGATGCTTGTGATGTAACTGAAGTCACTAAGAGAGCATACGAGGCATACGCACAGACAGGTACACTTGTAATCTTTCCTGGTTACATGTTGCACACAGTACCTTATATAAGAAAAAAAATGACAGAGTTTGATTTGGAAAAAGATAGAATGACTATTGCCATGAATTTCGGTAAATATGAAGAACCACTATTGACAAAAGCACAAGTATAGAGTATAGTGACATTATGACTTATAAAAACTATAGACATACAAGAAAAGAAAAACCTGCTAGAGATGGTGGGTTAACGGTTACTGTTAGAGACGGTAACTTAGAGAAAGCAATGCGTATCTTCAAGAAGAAGGTACAAAAAGCAGGTGTTCTCAAAGAACTCAAGATGCGTAAGCATTATGAAAAACCATCTGAGAAAAAACAGCGTATGAAAAAAGAAGCAGTCAAACGCTGGAGAAAATTACAGAAGAAACTTGAAGAGCGTATGTAAATAATGCTTTACATATAGAGCATAAGACTATATAATGTAACATATATGATACAGAGGTGAATATGAATATCTTCTATCTACACAATGACCCTAAAACCTGCGCTGAGTGGCATGTAGACAAGCATGTGTCAAAGATGCTTGTAGAGTATGCTCAACTTATGTCAACCGCCCACAGGGTCTTAGACGGCGATGAGTACATAGGTAAATCACAGACTGGTCGTAGAGTAAAACGATGGAGACTATCAGACAACTATGAGAACATCATATACAAAGCGTGTCATGTCAATCATCCTTCGGGTGTTTGGGTGCGTCAGTCTCGTTCTCATTATGAGTGGTTGTACTCACTCTGGACTGAACTTCATAAAGAGTTCGTACATCGCTACGGGCACTCCCACAAAAGTTACGATTTACTCAATGAAATTTTAGCAACACCTCCAATGAATATTGCAGACAAATCTTTTGTCGAACCACCTCAAGCAATGAAACAGTTTCCACAGTGCATGGTAGAAGGCGATAGCATCAAAGCATATCGTAACTTTTATCGTGTGGCAAAAAAGACCTTTGCAGTGTGGAGTAAACGCAACGTACCAGACTGGTACAATCTAAATAGTGATGTAGATTATGCCAACATATAATTTTATTAATCAAGCAACAGGTGACATCGAAGAACACTTCATGTCAATGTCGGAGTTAGATGATTTTAAGAAGACGAATCCGCACCTCGACCAACTGGTATCAGCGCCTGCCATTGTGGGCGGTGTGTCTATCAGAGATAAACAGTCTGATGGATTCAAAGAAGTCATGTCTAAAATCGCTGAGAAAAATCCTGGATCGAACCTCGATAGTTACCGCAAGAAATCTATCAATGAAGTCAAGACAAAAGAAATTCTAAACAAACATAGGAATAGAAAGTGAGAGAAGTCATTCACGACTTTGCTCAATGGTTAGCAAAGAAAAGTTATACACCACCAAAGATGCAATACTATTCACATGTTGATGGTATGGAGAGATGGGCGGCGCCTAAACCTATGTCTCGTTGGATTCCTGAATGGTATAAGAAATTACCTAAACAATGTATAGAAGAGGTGTCTGCTGTTCCTGAGTTGCAAAGAAACGCACCGATAGGTATTCATCCTGATTTTGGTACAAGCGGTCAAACTATTAAAACATGTCCGGGTATGCAAGATATTATGACTACGGGTTTCATGGTACCTTTCTGGTCGAATGCTATAATCACTACAACTCAAGATGGTAATCAGATACTTACTCATACTGCATGTCATGGGTCAGAAGCATTAGGTGCAGACTTAGATAAGAACAATAGTGACCACACTAACTTTGAAATGTTAAATCCTGATAGTGAGGTTGTTCATCAATACTTAGAAGGTATGGGATATACAACTGAAGAAATTGGTGATTGGACAGCATTTCAAAAAAGACCTCGGGTATCCGCACATTTCAAAACTCATCCAGCAACTCAATATTCAACTATGGTAGAACATCTACCTGAAGAATGGTGTAAGTGCTTGCTCAAACTTGAGACACCTTGGAGAATATGTACACCGCCTGGTTGGTCTGTATTATATACCGATCCAACATATCACTTTAACGATTGCATTCAAGTGATGCCCGGCATCTTAAATACAGATTACTGGCATGAGAGTAATATGTTTTTCTTTGTCAAACAGAAAGGTGTTCAGTTTTCTATGAATTTTGGTGACCCTTTGATTTGTCATATACCAATTAAAAGAGAGATGTTACCATTGGAAGTTAGACGGTCAACAGAAGAAGAGCGAGAGCGTGACCGTGAAATGTTTTACTTTATGAATGCTCATTGGAGCGGTGCAAAAGCATATAGAAAGTTTTTAGATATCTTTGGATATAAACAAAAAGGAGGATGTCCACATAAGAAAGACTGATGATGTTATTGATGGTACTATAGTCATGCAGACATAGCACAGGAGATTTTAATGTCAAAACAAAAGTCCTTAGCGGTAAGAGCAAAATGCTTAACTAAATCATCACTAAAGAAAATAAATCCGATTACAGATAATCAAATCAGAACATTTGAGGCGTTTAACGAAGATAAACATTTGATGATGCATGGATGTGCAGGAACAGGTAAAACATTTATTATGCTTTATCTTGCAATGAGAGCAGTTTTATCTAGACAAGTTGACCAACAGAAAGTTTATATTGTTAGGTCAATGTTACCAACAAGAGACATAGGTTTCTTACCTGGTTCACAAGAAGAGAAAACAAGTGTATATACTGAACCATACTACTCTCTGTTTGATGAAATGTTTCCAGATGTAGAGAATCCATACGAACTCGCTAAGTACCAAGACATTGTAGAATTTGTACCAACCTCATACATAAGAGGTGTAACATTACGAGATGCTTTCATTATTGTAGATGAATGTCAAAATCTAAACTTTCATGAGTTAGACACAATCATTACAAGAGTGGGAGATAATAGTCGTATCTTTTTCTGTGGGGACTTCATGCAAACTGACTTGAAGAATAACGCAGAACAACGAGGTCTTATTCAGTTTATGGATATAATCAAAAATATGAAATCTTTTGAAACAATAGACTTTACTGAAGAAGATATCGTAAGAAGCGGTCTTGTGAAAGAATATATAATAAGCAAGAACCAAAAACAATATGAAGGTATATTTGAAAGCGTAGATAAGAAGATGCGACAAGTTGCCTGAAAGGAGAAGTAAAATGAGAAAATGGATTAACGCAAGAATTGGCGAAAGAACTAGTTGGGATGGAGCAGTGCTTATTGGTGCTGGCGTAGCATTTTTAATTTTTGCACCAATCGCTGATATCGTAGCATATGGTGCGATTGCATACGGTGCTTGGACAATATTCAAAGGAGAATAAAGATGGCAAAAGAGAATTGGGGAAACTGCATTTCTAAAGTTCTCATTCATGAGGGTGGTTATGTAAATCATCCAAAAGACCCTGGTGGTATCACGAATATGGGTGTCACCAAGAGAGTTTATGAAGAGTGGGTTGGTCACGAAGTATCTGAACAAGATATGAAAGACTTAACAGAAGATGATGTAAGACCAATCTATAAGAAAAACTATTGGGATAGAATTAAGGGAGATAAACTTCCTGATGGTCTAGACTTGTGTGTTTTTGACTTTGGAGTAAATGCAGGTACAGGTCGTGCCGCAAAATATTTGCAGAAGATGATTGGTACTACTGCAGACGGTGGGATAGGACCCAATACTCTGAAAGCACTGAAATCATATGTGAAAGAAAATGGTCTAGTAGAAACTATCAAGAAGTATCAATCAAATCGTCAAGACTACTATGAAAGTCTGAGTACATTTGAAACTTTTGGTAGAGGTTGGACAAATCGTAATAACGATACAACTGAATACGCAATAGAACTCGCCGAGAGTGATGATGACGAAAATTCTAGAGAAGCAGATAGAAATTCTATAGAGACTTGACATTTACATTATAGTGTGTTATATTCACACTAGAGGATGAAAAAGTGAAATATACACATACTGAAGAACTTGATTATAGTACTAGACTGCCAGAATTAAAAACTGAGCAAAAAGATAATCTAAGACTGTACGTTACACCAGATGGTGAAAAGTATCCATCAGTAACTACAGTCTTAGGTTGGCATACTCGTAAAGGTATTATGGAGTGGCGTCAACGTGTAGGTGATGAAGCGGCGAACAAAATATCTCGCCAAGCATCAGCAAGAGGCACTAGATTTCATTATCAATGTGAAGACTATCTCAACAATAAAGAACCTAAGATTGAAGGTCCAGGTGAGAAGTCTATGTTTCAAAGTATCAAACCTTTCTTACATCGCATAGACAATATACACTTTCAAGAAAAAACTATGTACTCAAAGTTTCTGCAAACTGCAGGTCGTGTAGATTGCGTTGCTGAGTTTGATAATCGTTTGTCTATTATTGATTTCAAGACATCAAGTAAACCTAAAAAAGAAGAGTATATTAGTAACTACTTTATGCAAGGTGCGGCATACGCAGTTATGTTTGAAGAAAGAACTGCAAAACCTATTGACCAGATTTGTATCTTGATTGCAGTTGAAGGTGATGAAGCACAACTATTCAAAGTTAAGAGAGATGATTATATAGAAGAATATAGAAGCGTTAGAGATGCATGGCGAGATGCTCATGGATATTGACAACATTCAAACCTTTTCTACAAACTTATATAAATATTTCTTACCAACATCACTTGCTGATAGTTGTAAAGAAGAGTTAGTAGAGTATGCTAAACACAATGAAAGTGGTATTCAGCAATACTTTACTACTTACAATACTACTTTAGAAACTGTTGACAGTATTGGACCTTCATGCAAATTGCTTAGTGATAATGTTGTAAGAGTTGCAACAATCATAGCAGAACGGCGTGTACAGATAGAAAATAGTTTTTTTAACTATGTGCCAAAAGGTAATGTACACTCAAAACATAATCATGGTGGAGACAACATGTTATGTGCTATTGTTTACTTTGATAATATTGGTCAAACAAATTTTTATGACCCTAGACCTCAAGTTTTTAATTGGCAACCTTATACCGAGGAAGCAGAAATAGGTAAAGTAGTTTTCTTTCCTGGATGGTTAGAGCATGATATGCCTGCTCATTATGAGAATGAGTATAGAATTACGATGCCTTTCAACATGCTCATAAAGTGAGCAAAGGACGAGAAAATGAAAAATATCGTATACGCAATAATGTTACTTTGGTCAGTATCTTTTCTGGCAGGTTTTGCTAGTGCAGAACCAAAAGACTTACCTAAAGAAGAACCTAAAGTAGAAAAAGAAGCACCAGCAGAAACTCCTAGAATTGTTGAGATGGGTAAACCAATAACATGTACGACAGACCCATACGATGTAGTTAAACAGAATTTTCAGGACTCACATAAAGAAGTTGGGTTTATGAGATGGGTAAGTGATAGACAAACTGCAGTTGAAGTAATCGGGAATCCGAACAAAGGTACGGTTACAATTTTAGAATTTGTTCCTCAAAACGGTCTAACTTGTTTTATTTCTATCGGTACTGGATTAGAAGTTAATAGTCTAATATTTGAACAAGTGAGACCACAAGGAGGGTTTCTGCAAACTCTATTTTAGATAAATATTTGATACGGCAGAAAGGAGACTAGTATGCCACCTCGTAATCATAAGCAGTGGTCATCAGCACCACGAATAGAAGCAATCAGTAGTAGAGCATATAATAACTACGAAGTATACAAACAAGAACAAGAACTAATATTCAGTAAAGTCTGGGTACCAATGTGTCACATCTCTGAGATGTATGATACTGGCGAGTTTCGCACTACGCAAATAGCAGGTGTGAATGTAATTGCAGTGAATGACTATAATGGTGTAAGAGCATTTAGAGACCATCCTATTCAGCAAGTCTCTGGTTGCTTGTCTTGTCCTTATGAAGGTAATGAGATACACTGTGAAGTCAAGCATGGGGGTATGGTGTGGGTAACGCTTGACCCTAATCCTACACAGTCAGTAGAAGAATGGACTGCAGGTGCATTTGATTGTATCGCAGACGCAATCGATACAGAAGAACTAGAAGTCTTTCACTATCATAAAGCAGTGATTGATACGAACTACAAACTATGGCACGACACCAACAGTGAATTCTATCACGACTTTATGCATTACTTTAATAGAGTGTCTGGATTTAATGATGAGTACTTTGCAAGAAAAAATATTCCTTTTGCAAACGGTCATGTCAATGTGAGTAGTTTTACTGTCAACTATGAAGAGTATGATGGATTTGAAGATAGAGGCGAACTATCTTTTCCTAACCTGCCGCCTAATCAGTGGTATATGGTTGACCTCTTTCCAGGGTTTAACTTTAATCTTAGAGGAAGTGCGTATCGTTCAGACACAGTAACACCTCTTGGTCCTAACAAAGTTCTCATTGAGTTCAGAGGTTATGGTCTAAGAAAAGATACTGAAGAAGAAAGAGCAAGTCGTATCAAAGCACACAATACTATTTGGGGTCCTTTTGGTCGCAACTTACATGAAGACTTGATTGGTGTTGCTGGTCAAGGTGTAACGATGCGTGAAGGTACAGAGAATAGAAATATTCTACATGGTCGACATGAGAACAGTACGATACATGATGAAGTGGGTATGAGACACTATTATACTGAATGGGGCAAATATTTAGATATTGACCCATATGTACTTGACAAAGTTGCTTGAGTGTAGTATAAATAAAATTACAGTTTGTTGATACAATCTGAATGACGGGCAGGACGAGGGTGCGATACCCTCCGCCTCCACCATAATAAGTTTTGAGATAATAATGGATGACTACGAAATAATAAGATTATTCAGAAAAAGATGTGTAGAGTACATTTGCATAAATAACTACTCAATAGCACATGCAAGACTTATTATGATGGGGGCGAAATAGGATCGACTGACGTAGATAGGAAAGAGTAGAACTGTCGGGTGACTGCGTAATTGGTCAAACACTACAAATGCAAACGATAACTTTGCACATTCAGAGTACGCCTTAGCGGCATAATCTGAGGGGTTGGTCACTTACCTTGCAACAGAAAAGTGACACTTTTACCATTTTATTAATTGACAAATCAAATGTAATCTATTATAATGTGATTATGATTAAATATATTATACCATTTTTATTACTTGCATCTAGCGCATTAGCAGATGATGTAAAACTTCCAAGCACTAATTCAAAAGTATGTCTTGCTAACAACATATATCACGAAGCAAAGTCACAATCTACCGCTGGTCAAATAGCAGTAGGACTTGTAGTTATTAATCGTGTTCGTGATAGTAGATTTCCTGATACGATTTGTGAAGTCGTATATCAAGCACAATATTCTACATGGTGGAAAGAACAAAAAGGTAAAGATGTACCTAGAAAACACAAATGTCAGTTCTCTTGGTTCTGTGATGGTAAACCAGAAATCATACATGACACAGAAGCATATCAAAGAATTTTGAGACTTGTCAATAGAATTTTAACTAACAGATATGCTGGTATGGTTGAAGGTGCTACACACTATCATGCTGACTATGTAAATCCAGATTGGAACAAAGAGAAAACTAGAATAGGACAAATAGATGACCATATTTTCTACAGGTGGGATTGATGAATCCTGAACCTATGACACCGAAAAGATTTAGTAAAATCATTGAAGACATTGTACAACTTAAATGTGTTACTCACATGGATGCAATCTTGCTCTACTGTGATGAGCATGAACTTGAACCCGAAGATGTTCGTAAGTTTATTAGTAAGACATTGAAAGACAAAGTTACTGTCAATGCACAAGACTTACATTATCTTCCAAAGACAACAGCGGAGTTACCAGTATGATTTTACAATATTGCTACTCAACCACAAAACCTATTTTTACTTTACCTGAAGTTGATAAGATTATTTCAATGGGTGAAATAAATTTAGAAGACGCTAAAATTGATAGTACAGAAGCGGCGATACAAGGACATAGAAATAGTTCTATATCTTGGTTCAAAAGAAATCCTGATACTGAATTCATTTACAAACCTTTACTTGAAATGATACATCTTGAGAATATTAATAACAAATGGAACTTTGATTATGATGCAATCGAAGACTTACAGTTTACAACATATGGTCCTGAACAACATTATAATTGGCACGCCGACCAGAGAAGTGTGCCGTATGCTGATGCTGACAAGTATCTACAAGGTAAGATTAGAAAGATTAGTTTCTCGGTACTACTTAATCATGAGTATGAAGGTGGTGAGTTTGAATTTGAATTAGGACTACCACATGAAGAGAATAGAACTGAATTATGTCAAGTGAAGACTGGAGAAGCAATTGTGTTTCCATCATTTACTTATCATAGAGTTCGACCAGTCACAAAAGGTAAGAGATATAGTTTAGTGGGATGGATATGCGGCAAACCTTACAGATGAATGAATTTGATGCTTTCAACGTGTACCTTGCTTTTAAGTTACACTTTACTACAGACAGATATGATATAACAAAGACCAGAGGTGCAGTCAAGACAAAAGACGAAACTTTTTATAAAAGGTCTGACCAGTTCAACTTCAAAAGACTTGCTGATGAGTTTAGTGAAGATGAACTACCAAAGTTTCTGATTGCTAATCATGTAGATGGTAATCGGTGGGGTGGTGCTTTCATTTATGAAGAAGCACTACAAGTTTACAATACTTGGAAAGGTCGTATGCAAAGTATGACCAAGAACTTCACAGATGACTTAGATGAGATATGCACAGAACTTGAAGAAGAAGAATTGAATAAGTTTGATAAGTGCTTTGTAGTTAAAGATGGTCAACACCCTCTACTACTACAGATGTACTGCAGACAAGATGTTAGAATTGAGACTATGTTGATATTTGATGCGATTAACAACTTCTTATCTTATTGGGATAAGACACTCGCTGATGATTTCTTTTGGAAAGAAGAACGGCGAAAGTTAATTAAATACCGACCTTTTCTTGATTTTGATGTTGACAAATACAAGGCGATAATGTATAATCGCATACAGAAATACGAAGAAGTCGTATAAATAGTCTTATACATTATGTGAATAGTGGATAAGAAACATACAACGCAATATAACGTACATACGAGGTAATACAAATGAGTACATTCGCACAATTAAAAAAGTCTAACGACAATCTATCCCGTCTACTATCAGAAGTAGACAAAGTAAATCAACCACAACAGTCTAGCAATAGCAATAACGATGACCGCTTCTGGCGTCCAGAACTTGATAAGTCTGGTAACGGGTATGCAGTTATTCGTTTTCTTCCTGAGAGTGAAGGTGAAGAACTTCCTTGGGTTCGTGTTTTCAATCACGGGTTTCAAGGTCCTACTGGTAAGTGGTATATTGAGAACTCTCTGACTACTCTCAATCAGAAAGACCCTGTTGCAGAGTATAACTCTATTCTGTGGAACTCTGGTACTGAAGCAAACAAAGATATCGCACGAAAGCAGAAGCGTAGATTAACTTATATCGCTAATGTTCTTGTTGTTTCAGACCCGAAGCATCCTGAGAATGAGGGTCAAGTCAAACTGTTTAAGTTTGGTAAGAAAATCTTTGATAAAATTCAAGACCAGATGAAACCTCAGTTTGAAGATGAGACACCTGTGAATCCTTTCGACCCATGGAAAGGTACTAACTTCAAACTGAAGATTAGAAAAGTAGAAGGTTTTACTAACTACGATAAATCAGAGTTTGATAGTCCTTCAGCATTGTTCGAAGGTGATGACGCAAAGATTGAAAGTCTTTGGAATACTCAATATAAGTTGCAAGAGTTTGTTGCACCGTCTAACTTCAAGTCATATGATGAGTTGAAAGCAAAACTAGACTTAGTGTTAAACTTGACTACTGCAACTTCTACAGTTTCTTCTTCTGCTCCAGCAGTAGAAGAGAAAGCACCTTGGGTGGCAGAAGAGAAATCTACACCACAAGTTGCAACAACTTCAAATGTTGATGATGATGAAGATGATGAAGCAATGTCATACTTTAGTAAGTTAGCATCTGAAGACTAAACACATAGGAGAACCTGGAAGTTATTCCTCTATGAGGTATTCGTCTTATACTAGTTTGGTCTACATGCGTTTGCTGTAGGTATCTCATAAAAAAATAACAGTAATGTAATTAAAAGGGGCGGTTCATCCGCCCCTTTCTTTATAAATATTAACGAGAGAGTGACAATCATTATTAACTAGCGAACTATATTCTTCTTTCCAACTAAAGAGGAATCAAAATGCTTGCGGAATTAGCAGTGGCAACTGCGGCATTCAAAACAGTAAAAGAATTTCTGTCTAACGGAAAAGAACTCTATGAGATGGGCGACCAACTCATGAACTATTTTGATGCTAAAAATAAGTTGCAGAAAGAAGTAAATAAAAGTAACAAATCGGATAAGTCCGACTTAGAAGAGTTTATGGCACTTGAACAAATCAAAGCACAAGAAGATGAACTCCGAGAACTTATGATTTACACAGGACGACCTGGTATGTGGCAAGATTGGATTAAGTTTCAATCTGAAGCGGCAAGAAGAAGAGAAGAAGCAAAAAAAGAAGCAATACGACAAAAAGCAAAAAGAGATGCACAGATATATCAGTGGTTTGAGATTGGAGTTTCTGGTCTGTTAGTTATAGGTGCAGTAGGAATTATTGCTTGGGTTTTTTGGTTAATAGCATCCGCATGAACACATTCATCTTAACAATATTTGTAACTGCTGGTGTATTCTTTCAAGTGCCTGCAGAATACTCTTCATACGAAAAGTGTATCTATCACGGAGAACAAGTGATGGAAGAACGTAGAAAAGATTTTCAACCGTCAATCGCACATTATGTGTGTGAGGTTAAGCAAACCCCATAAGTTTATATTTCTGTTCAGTATGATGTTCGTTTCGTGACGCAAGATTTGTAGTCGAAGCATTGTTTACTGTGTTTGGTGAAATGTTGTTTTGAACTGCAACAGTACCATCACCTGTACCTTGGTCATTCGCATTTGCTTCTGATTGTGCCATTTGAAGATTTTCACCTGATTGTCTAGTCGGAATGAAATTTGGTGTAGTACCATCCATTACCGCTCTAGCATCTCTAGAGGCATTGATATGGTCAATCTCTGCATCAGTATAGAGATATGTTGGAACATCAACTCCATCAATATTTGTAGGAATACCTGCTTCAAATGTTGCACGACTTGCACTGCCAAGACCAAGTGCTTTTGCAAGTTGCTTAGACCTTCTCATTTTTTCACTACTATTATATGGAAGCGTAAGACCATCTGCTTCTACAACTTGCATATCACCTCCGCCGGCGATAGAACCTGTGCTTGCTGGAACTGCAGTTGCGGTTGATGCAGGAGTAGTTTCAGAACCACCACCCATACCAGCACCAAGTGCTTGCTTGAGTTGTGCTATTCTTGCGAGAGCGGATTCAAAGTCAATGTCGGGTGATGCAAGACCTTTGAACTCAACGTCTTCACCAAAGAATATCCCGCCATCAATCTTACCGCCCATGATTGCGTTTTCAATTGCAGGAACGGCCGATACTAAGTCTTCTGCAAATTCTTTTAGACCTAAGTTACTACCATCAAAGTTTAGTGAACCTAATCCTGCTAATGCACTTTGAATTTTTTCAAGTGCGGCGGCACCAACTTCTAAGTCATATGAATTATCAGCAATCTTCATCATCTGTTCAATAGGACTTTCATTACCAGATAAGAAGTTGACTAGTTTAGCACCTGCACTTGTAATTGCTCCCAAGAATTCTGCTGTTCCGAATGTTGCAAGTCCTTTACCCATAATAGTCATTGTTTCAGCGAATGTTTTTGCTTCTTCTACATCAACTTCATCACTTACACTAGCAAGAGTTTTTACATGATTAACTACGTTCTCTGACCAGTTTTCACCAGATGTAAATTTAGCAACTGCTTCTCCTAGTCCACCGATTGCAGAACCTATACCAAATGCGGCAAGACCTGCTCCTATACCACCCATTGCAAGTAAGAATGTTGCGCTTTCGCCTATGAATGAAGCGGCACCACCTAGCGCATCATCGATAGACATAAGTGTAATGACATGGTCTTTAATTGTTTGTGACCAATTTTCACCACCCATCCAATCACTTAGCGACATTCCAGCACCCATAACTGAGGCACCTATACCAAATGCGGCAAGACCAGCACCAACGCCTGTCATAGCAAGAGCAAATGATCCACCAGATGCTAAGAAATCTAAATTACCACCGAGTGCATCTTTAATTGACATTAAAGTTACTACATGGTCTTTAATTTTTTGCGACCAATTTTCACCACCTGTCCAATCAGCGAGTGCCATACCTCCACCCATAACTGCGGCACCTATACCAAATGCGGCGAGACCGAAACCTATACCACCCATGGCAAGTGCAAATGTTCCACTCTCACCTAGCATTTTCAAAAGACTACCATCAGCGACTTCATCTTTAATTGATAATAGAGTTTTTACTTTTTCTTTTACTTTATCAGCATCAAAGTCTAGAAGTCCTGCAAGTCCTGCAATGATACCTGCAACACCACCAGCAACAGCGGCACCTGCGAGAGCAAGCATACCAAAACCACCTCCACCACCTCCAGATGATTGAACAGTAGATGCATCAGCAGGTCCACCCACAACAGGTGCGCCTGCTCCTTCTCTTGCTGTTTCTGTTGCTTGTGCCGCACCAAATGCGTCTGGTGCAAGTGATTGTTGAATAGCAGTCATAACTTCAAGCATCTGCGAGTTGATACTATACACATCTTGCATAGTAGCAGAAATGTCGCCTAGTACTTGATTACTCTGAATAGAATCCTGATGATTATCTTTATTAAGAGTTTCTACTGCTTCATTTAGTCCGCCGATGCTATCTTTATCTGCCATTTAACTACCTATTTACTCTTCTTATCAGCATAAGCATTTGCCCCAAAGTAGGCGGCAACCAATGCTGAGATAGCAACAAAATAAGTCGGTGCGATATCTGCAATCAGTGTCGCCGCTTTTTCTTGTCCTAGTAATGATGTAATCAAAATGCCTGCTGGATAGAATAACATACCCAACAATGCAAACCATGTCATTTGTCTCATAGCGTCCCTTCTCGCATCTGCATCTTCTAGTTCTTTACGCTTAAACTCAAGATACATCTCTTGCTCGTTTGGTGATACTTTACCATCACCATTAACATCTGCTGGATGATATCCTGCTTGTTTTATTTCTTCTGCCATTACATCTTCCTTTGTTTTGCTTTTTCATTCTCTTCTTCAATGTATTGGGTCAACAAAGTGATATATACTTCCCTCTCCCACGGCATCATATTTTCAAGTTCTGTCAATGAGTATTTATGATGTTGCATTAGTGCAAAATTAGTCTTCATATAATTGACCATATTGTCATGTGAGAGGATTATACTAAAAAATTTTGTAATCCTGTTATTACTCTAGTGTTCTCCTTACCACAACCTGAACATGTGTATTCAAGTTTCTTACTTACCTTAGGTAACTTTACAAAGAAATCTCGTACTAAAGCGAACTGCTGATTAGTCATACTTTCTAGAAATCCTTGAACTTCATCTACTGAAGTGGTATCCATTGTGTAGATGTTACCATCTGCTTCAATGCTTTCAATACAACTAGCAAGAAATGAGAAGTTGTCTTCAATGTTTTCTAAGTTCTGAATAGTATCTAGATTTTGTAAAGTTGGATATTTCATATTAAGAACGACATTAGGACTAATTGTAAGTTTAGTATCAGGTAGTTGAGTATTATCATATCCAACAGTTCCTAAGTCTACTGTCATGTGAGTTAAACCTTCACATTCGCTATCTGTGCATTTAACTCTAAATTCGACTTCTTCACCTATTGACTTCTCTCTTAAACGTAGAAAGATATTCTCTACTTCAAAGATTGGAAGACTGTCGATTTTAATTTGGTCGTAAGTGCAATTATTAATTACTTGCTTCATTGCATTGAGCATGTGCGTATTGTCTTTTTCTTCCATTGCCATCAAAAGAATTTTTTGTTCTTTTACGAGAAATGGACGAAATTTGATATTGTCACCATTATACAATTTCAAATCATACTGTGGTGTATCAAGTCTAGGTAGTGCCATAATATTTTCTCCTTAGTTAATTATATACTAATACCTGCATCGTTAAATCTTGTTGCTGAAGTGTCTGCTCTAAATGTACCTTGCGCTGGATTATATATGATATATTCAGGCGACTTCTGTGACGCTTGAACTGAACCAATACCAAAAGGTGATGTAGTCTCAGTCCACTTTCTAAATTGCATTGAAACCTGTAGTCTGGCAACTTCAGCATTGCCTGCACCGTAAGCGACTTCTGCAACTGTTTTTGGATATGCTTCTAAAAGAGTACATTGATATCTTGCTTTGAGACTTGATTGGGATACATCCATACCGTCTGCCGCATCAAGTGCTAAGATATGAACTTGGGTTACATACTCATTATAGAAGTTTGCGTGATGTGTATCTTCATTAATAATACTTCTCTGCCATGTATCAAAAAATCTTTTGACAATATAATCTCTATCAATATAGAAAGTTAAATTGACAGGTGAGTAACTTACACCGTATGGCATTTCACGACCAGGACCATATACTTTGTTTAATTTAGTATCAATGTTGAGTGATGGCAATGATGCCGCTTCACAGTATAAACTAACAAGTCTTTGTCCTTCTACCATTTGAGAGTAATTACTAAATTGATTACCACCACTAGTAAGACCACCCCAAACATTTGAACGCCCAAAATTGTTTGCTGAAGGTCCTTTTGGTAAATCTAGTACTACCATGTATTTACTAGACTTTGCAAGACCTGCGCTTTTTACTGTTGCTAGAAATTCTCTAATCGCCATTATCGTTGCCTCATTTTTCTGTTACTGTCTAGATATACTTTCTGTTTACTTGCACCTCTAAATTGTTCAGTAGGCAAAATAGCGGCAGTTGTCCAGTCATCTGGTTGTATAAAAAGTAGTCTACCTTTTATCTGACTTCTTCTATACTTTTTTACTGCAGGTCTTACTTCTCTAAATCTTGCGAAGTTGCTCAGTATGTTCCAGTCTGCACGAATTCGTGTTTGTATATCAGTATCACCAATCTTAAATCTACTTAACTTTTCAAGTAATATAATTCTAGAAGTAGGATGTAAGTAGTGAAAGTTTATAGCAGTGACAAGACTACTCTCAATATTGAAAGGTAGTATTAGAGGAAACATATCATAGTAAGGTAACTTATCCTTTGTTATTGGATTTGAGTAGTTAATAAGATATAAGCGACCAGGTAACATTCTATTAGTTAAGTTCTCAGAATATTCACGCTGAAATTGAGGTCCAGGGTATGACGTACCAACCAGTCTTTTGACTTGGTCTTGATACCACTGCGCCGAACGTCTTTGGTCTCCGGTCGCCGCTCTTATTTCTTCAAGTACTCTAATCTCTGCCATACTAGTATTTATGCTAGTTCAGATGGTCTTCTGTTAAAATTATGAAATCCCAGTTTCTATCTTGTGCATACTCACTTGCCGCTTTCCATTTAGCAGAATTGACACCCCAACTTTTCACTTCACCAAACCATCGTGCAGTCTTTTTCTTAGGATTTGTAGGGGGTGCTTTCGTATATTTTTTAGGTTTCACTTCTACTAGATATGATTTAAGTTCGCCTTCTTGTGTGCGTACTTGAATATAGAAATCTACAAAGTATCGATGAATTTTGTTATCTAAAGGTGAAACGTAAGGTATGACAGTCTCTTCACTACCCCATTTCAGAACATCTGGATTCAAGTCACACCACTTCATCAGTTTTCTTTCCCATAATGAACGATAAATAACATTACTAGGGTTGCCTTGATATTTTTCTTTATTGACTGGAGAATATCTTCCTTTGTATGCCATTCATAAAACTCTTATAAATAATCATTGTAATTACTATTTATAGGGAAAGTCATGGCGCTAAACTCATTCTCAGAACAAACATACACTAGAGTACCTGTCAAAAGAGAACCTAAGAAAACGGGTAGACGTTATGGTTCTGCTGGATTAACATATCCGATTGACATGGGTATAGATGCACCTGCAGAACTTGATAATCATATTATCTTTGATATCTATTTTGATGAAACTACGTCTTTTACTAATATTCAAGGAACTAGAGATGAACCTAAAGCATGGAAAGGTCATTCTGCTATTGTTGGCAACAAAGCATCAAAAGCAATAGAGAATTTAGAACAAGGTGTAAAAAATCTTGCTGGCGTTGGCGAAGGTGGTTTAGCAGACAAAGCACTTAATGCTATACCTGAAGGTGTTACATCTTCAGTAGGTAAGTTTAAGAATGGTGCTTTTGGTGGCGCACAAAATCTAAAGAAGTTGAATGCGTCTATTGCACTTGCAGTGCCTAATACTTTTACTGCTACATCAAGCGCAAATTATACTGAAGCAAAGTTAGGTGCAGTTGCAGGTCTTCTATCTAGAATAGGTGCTGGTGAGCAAGGGAATCAAGACATAGCAAATCTAGGTGGTCAAGCGGCACGACTTGCGATGGAAACATTTGCGGCACTTCCTGATGCTTTCGGTATGAACTTACAAAATATTATGGAAGTATCAACAAGAAGAGTTTCTAATCCTCATATCGAACAAAGATTTGAAAGTGTTTCTTTTAGAGAGTTTCAATTTGTCTATGAGTTTGCCGCACGTTCTGAACAAGAAATGAGAGCAATTGATAATATTATTAAAACTTTTAGATTTCATATGCATCCAGAGTTGATACCTTCTGGACTGTTCTTTGATTATCCTTCTATGTTTGATATTACTGTTATGCATAAAAATAACGAGAACAAATACATGCATAGAATATCAACATGTTATCTGACTTCATTTACAACTAACTATACTTCTACTGGTGTGTTTGCTACAAACAGAGATGGTCAACCAACAGAGATACAATGTACTATGAACTTCAGAGAAATTGAACCATTACATAAACACAGAATTGAAGAGGGTTACTAATGAGTTACTTTGAATCCTTTCCAGTGACGTTCTATGACGTTACAAAACCTGGTGATATTGAAACGAATGTTATAATCACCAAAGATATTATTCGTAGAGTAAAATTAAATAGTCGTGTTGCAAACAGTGCGTTTTCATATGATCCATATGACATACAAGAAGGTGAGCGTCCAGATACCTTAGCACATCAGTTTTATAACTCAAGTAAATTTGCATGGGTGATTATGGTCACAAATGAGATACACGATTTATACGAAGACTGGCCACGAACTGAACGTGAACTTAAAAACATGATTAATAAAAAGTATGGTGGCATGGGACCTTATGCAGTCAAAGGCACAGAAACTAGCACAGGTAATTATTACTCAGGTGTGAATGGATATTATTATCCTTTATTTCTATCAATTGAAGAAGCAAGAAACTATGATAGATTAAAAGAGTTTTCTGGTGGGGCGCATACTCATACATTCTCAGAGTTTCCTAACACAGTGTTCTATATGCCAGACGGTCCTACAAGAGGTCACGGCACATCATCTTTCGATACTTCTATATACAAATTATATAAAACTAACTCTGGTCCTGATGGTATACATCATTATGAGTACCCTCAAGCATCTGGTGATACTACAAAGAAAGTTATTACAACTGCAACAACATATACTGAAATTACAAGTCCCGGCACAGAGCAAACTAAGAATACTGATGCTATTACTAATAGAGTGTACGAAGAAAGAATTAACGAAGCAAAAAGACAGATTAATATTTTAAGACCTAATCTTCTACAAGAGTTTGTTGAAGAGTTTAGAGAACTTATAAAGGAATAATATTATGAGCGGCGGTACTAAGGGTGGCGGTGAGGTAATAATGGAAGCATTGAATATGTTTCCTAATTCAGTAAAAACAGTCGATGATGCAAAAAAATCAAAAGAGTTTCTAGACTTACTTAGCGTATATTCTCAATTAACTATCAGTGAAAGTATATTGACACCTTTTCAAACAGGTAGTATTACTATTAATGACAGTAATGATATGATGCCTGACTATCCTATCGGTGGTGCTAATATCATGCACATCAAATACAATGTGCAAGAAGGTACTATAGATACTGAAGTTGACTTATGGTTTCGTGTAATTGGTATTGAGAATGTAGTTATACAAGAACGCAAACAAGCATTTACTATGAGATTGATTAGTGAAGAAGGTTACAAGAATATGAACACTTCACTATCATCTGCGTTTACAGGTGAACCTCATTCTATTATATCTCAAATATTTTCACAATATCTTTCAACTGGTGTTAAGCAATTAACTGCAGAAAAGTCTTTAGGTGGACTAAAATTAGTCTGCCCTATGTGGAGACCTAGTCAAGCGATACGATGGGTTTTGAATAAATCAATATCGTCTGAAAAAGACTTACCTGGTTTCTTTTTTTATGAGAGCATGTTAGGTTTTAGACTTCTATCAACAGGCACACTTTTAGATAAAGAAAAGAATATGGTTATCACTGACCTTATGGGTGATGTTGAAAACGAAAGAGATAAAGGTGGTAAAATCAAAAAGGGGTATATGTACAAAGTTCCTGGTGTTCCTGTAATTGGTTCAGATGGTAAACCACAGTCAGGCATGGTAGGTAGTGAGACAACGCAAAACGTAGATGATTTCAGAATTCTTGAAAGACAAAAAATAGCGGAAGATATATTGAATGGCAACATGAATGCAAAGCATATTACATATGATATCTTTCACAAAAACTATTCAGTAAACACATGGGATTATTTTGAGGACTTTGATAAATTAAAGCGTTTGGCAAAGTCCCCACACTTTGAAAGACCTGAAAAAAGAATAAGTTCAAACATAAGTATTTCATTAAGTTCTAAGCAAACAAAAATACATGCACAGAAAAAAGGTGAAGAGGGTTTTAGAACTATTTACCCAGAAGATTATGCTCTACTTAGACATCAAGTTATGAAGCAAATTGATGATGAAGTTGTAGAAAACTTTGAAGCACCTGGTAACCCTGTTATCGAATGTGGTAGACTATTAGAGTTTAATTATCCTGCTATTAGAAAAGTAGAAGATGCTGATGATGTTTATAATAAAAAGTACTCAGGACTATATTTAATTAGAGACTGTATGCATTTCTTTAGTCCTGTTGCAAACAATACTACTGCATATAAAGTAGACATGAATATTGTAAAGGACGGATGGAATGCGTAAGTTTACAGAATTAAGAGAAGAGATATCTCAAAGAGATTTAGACGGCATTGAAAAATTTGCAGATAGATTATTTGCAAAGGTAAATATTGATGTAGAATTCACAAGACATTTTTTAGATAGGGTGAACGATGAGCGTAACAAGAAACAGATTACTACTGCAGAACTTACTCGTTTGTTTAAGCAAACTTATAACAAACATGGAAAAAAGATTCCTCAACTTGGTCCGGATGCTGAAGCAGTTTTGAAAGATATGCAAACTGATATAAATATGCCATTCGTTCTCAAGTATGATAAAAGAAGTCAAGAGTTTGAACTTGTAGCAAAAACTGTCATGCGTAAAAAAGGGTTCAAGACAAGCAATCAAACTTTGTCGATATAAATAAATCCAAAAGGAAATAGTATGAAGAATTTTATGGGGTTTAACGGATTTACTTGGTTCATGGGTGTAGTTGAAGACCACAACGATCCAGAACAGATTGGTAGAGTTCGTGTACGATGTCTAGGTATTCACACAGAAGATAAAGAAACATTACCTGTTGAAGATTTACCTTGGGCGATGGTCATGATGCCTACTACAAGTGCGTCTGTTTCACAGATAGGTAACTCACCGTCAGGACTTCTTAAAGGTTCGTGGGTGATGGGATTTTTTACAGATGGTAATGAATGTCAAGAACCAGTTGTTATTGGTTCATTTTATGGTTATCCTATGGAAAGACCAAATACAGATTTAGGGTTCTCAGACCCATCTGGTACCCATCCTGTTGAAATTGAAGAACCAGACACATCTCGTTTAGCAAGAGGTGATAAAAAATCTAAACTCTACACGAAGAAGCAAGAACATTTATCTAGTGATGAACATCCACCGCACCCTATTGCATGGTCATCAGACAAATGGAATACAATGGCGAATCCCTACAACGCACGTTATCCATTCAATAGAGTAAATCAAACAGAGAGTGGTCATGTCATTGAGGTAGATGATACACCAAACGGAGAAAGAATTAATATACAACATATGTCGGGTAGTTTCATTGAGATGCATCCTGACGGGTCGATAAGAATTCTCAACGAAGGTACACATGAACTTTTGATTGAGAAAGACCATAATCAACACACTAAAGGTAACTTCAACATTTATGTAAGTGGTACTGCAACCGTGAAAGCAGAAGGTAACATTGATATGGAATCGACAAAAGATATTCGTGCGAAGTGTGTCAACTTTAGAGTTGATGCGTCTGATACGATTGACTTGAATGGTGGTAAGCATATTGATGCTGATGCACCTAGAATTGATTTGAACTAAGAGGATAAAATGGCAAAGATAAAGTTTGGGTCTGCCCCAATATATGAAAAAACAGTCAAAGGTACTTCTCAAGGAAGAAAACCTATCACATCGACTATGAACAAACATAAGAGAAGAAGTTTTAAGAAGTATAGAGGTCAAGGTAGTACAAGATGACAGGTAAGTTTCAAGTTCTAATTGGTGGTGTAGTTCATACATATCGTCATATCGATGATATACCTGCGTCATTTGATAATTTGATTGGATTTGAACCTGACTTTCCTCCAGAACCACATACACAAGAAGACCATGATTTGATTGCTACTTTTCATACAAAGTTCAGAGAGATATTTTCTAGAGAGAGACTATAATGCCAGCAGTTTGTAGAGGTGACAGCGTTGATGCAGATGTAATACATTGTTCAACTCCTAAGAGAGACAAAAGAAGTAGCAATGTATTTTGCAATGGTACAGGTATTAGTAGACAGGGAGATAATAATACAACTCATAAACTTCCTCCTAATGTACCACCATGTCCTTCTCATGCGGCACCTATAACTACAGGTTCAACAACTGTATTTGTGAACAATAAAGGTTGTGGTAGAGTTGGTGATGGTGTAACTTCTTGCACATCAGTTGCAACTGGTTCATCTAACGTATTTGCTGGCGGATAAGAGGTATAAATAGTAGTATGGCAACGACTGTAACAAGAAAAACCGCAGATTTTAAGGATTTAGACTTTAACTTTACTAGACTGTCTACTACATCAGATGTTGCTCGTAAGAGTGATGTAGAAGCAGTAAAGCAGTCTATGAAATCACTTATTCAAACTAGGTACTTTGAAAGACCTTTTCAACCTTATCTTGGTTCATCGATTGCAGACTTGTTGTTTGAGAACAATACTCCTATGACAAGAAGATTAATAGAGAAGTCAATTCGTGAGGTCATAGATAATCATGAACCTAGAGCGAGAATTGAAGATGTACAAGTATTTGATGAACCAGATACTAATACTTATAGAGTGAGGATTTTTTTCTATGTTGTAAATTTCACAGGGTCCGAGGTATTTGAGACCTTTTTAGTAAGGACGAGATAAATGGCACAAACTACAAAAAGATTAAGAGTTACAGAACTAGATTTCAACGATATAAAAACAAATCTGAAATCATATATGAAATCGCAAGAGACTTTCAAAGATTATGACTTTGAGGGTTCAGCGATGAATACATTGCTAGACGTTCTTTCGTATAATACACACTATAATGCAGTATATGCTAACATGGTAGCAAACGAGATGTTTCTTGATAGTGCCGTCAAGAGAGATAGCGTTATATCACTTGCAAAGCATTTAGGTTATACTCCAAGGTCATCTACATCATCAGAAGCAAGAATAAATGTGACAATCAATTCACCTGCTGGCGCACCCACTACACTCACGATGCCTAAGGGTACTGTTTTTAGAAGTCGTGTTAATGATGTCAACTATCAATTTGTAACAACTTCTGACGTAACAATTGTACCAACAGAGGGTGTGTATACGTTTACAAATATTGATATTAAAGAGGGAACTCTTCTTAACTTACAATATACAAAAGATTCCTTAGACCCTGCACAAAGATTTTTACTAACAGATGAAAATATTGATACATCAACTATTGCTGTAAAAGTACAAACTTCAGTAGCAGATGTAACACAGAGAACATTTAGTAAAGCAAATGATTTCTTAGAGGTTACTTCTCAATCTGAAGTATATTTCTTAGATGCTGTTGAAAATGGATATTATGAACTTAGTTTTGGTGATAATGTTTTAGGTAAAGCACTAGATGATGGTAATATAGTCATCATTGAGTATATTGTTTGTAATGAAGATGAAGCAAATGGTGCAAATGCATTTACACTACAAAGTTCAGTTGGTGGTTCTACAAATGCAACAATTACTACTGTTATCAATTCGCAGAATGGTGCGGCGAGAGAAAGCATCGAAAGTATTAAGTTCAATGCTCCTAAGTCATATTCTGCACAAAATCGTGCAGTAACAGCAGAAGATTATAAGATAATTCTTCCTAAGTTATATAATAATGTTGATACGATGCAAGTGTGGGGTGGTGAAGATAATGACCCGCCTATCTATGGTAAAGTTTTCTTATCTATAAAACCTAAAACTGGTAGAACATTAACTACATCTACAAAAGACGGAATTAAAAATTCTGTTTTAGCAGGTAAGAATATGGTCTCTATCACACCTGAAATTATTGACCCGGTGTACATTGATATTATTCCTACAGTAAATGTATATTGGAATCCAAATGTAACAAGTTCTAGTTACACAGATATATCATCAAAAGTAAGACAAGATATTCTAAATTATTCAAACACAGAGATAAAATCATTTGATAGTGTTTTCAGATATTCTAAGTTTGTTAATGTCATTGATAGGGCAGATAAAGGTATTGTCTCTAACGTAACTACCATTAGATGTCAAAGATATTTTGATGCAATATTAAATAACGAAAGTAAGTATACTATTAATTTTTACAATCCTATCTTTACACAAGGGGCAGGGTCACCTACAAATATATCATCAACAGGTTTCAATATTGCAGGTAGAACTCAAACTCTATATCTAGATGATGACGGAGCAGGTAATGTTCGTTCATATTATCTTGAAGAGGGTTCATCAACTAAAGTTTATGTGAATTCTACACAAGGTCAGATTGATTATGCCACAGGTAAGATTATTGTTGACCAACTAAATATTACTAGTACAGTACTAGATGAAAATCAAGTTAAAATATTCGTGACACTAAACTCTAACGATATTGTAAGTGTTCGTAACGTACTATTAGAAATTAATGAGAGTGATATTACAGTGAATACTATTGTAGACAAGATTGCAACTGGTGAATCCTCTGCTGGTGTTGATTATCAAACATCATCAAGTAATGAATTAAGTAACACAGGTGGGTCTGGTCTTGCTGGCGCCGCATCAGCGATAACAGGAAGTTCTGGAAGTAGTGGAAGTTCAAGTAGTAGTGGAAGTAGCGGAAGTTCAGGTAGCGGTGGAAGTTCATACTAATGTACAATGGTCTTTCTAACGATAATATTAAAGGACAAGTCTCAGCAATAATCTCTGACCAATTACCAGAGTTTGTTCAAAGTGACCATACAACCTTTGTAACTTTTCTTGAAGCATACTATGAGTGGATGGAACTGCAAGGCAATGCTATTGAAGCAACTCGTAGTGCTAGAATAGTCAACGACATTGATACTACTCTTGATGCATTTGTAACATATTTCAAAGAAAATTACCTAGTAGATATTCCAGATTCCATTCTTAATGATAAGAGAAATCTTCTCAAAAATATTAAAGAATTTTATCAATCAAAGGGAACAGATAAAGCACTTATTCTATTATTCAGAATGTTGTTTAATGAAGAAGTTTCTGTATACTATCCAAAAGTAGATATGTTGCGTGTGTCTGATGGTAAATTTACTTCAGATACTATTATCAACATCAAAAGTATTTCTGGTGATGTAACTAATATATCACAGATTGTAGGTAAGCAGATAACGCAAGCAAATAATCCAAGTGATATTAATATTAACTTATCAACTGGATTGATTGAGAACTTTATCGCATTTGCTGTTGGAGCAAATACAGTTTATCAACTAACTCTTACTCAAAATTCTCTATCTGGTGCTTTTGTTGCTGGTCAGACAGTTACAATACCAACAGATAGCGGTACAGTTACAGGTATCATTGATAATATTATTACTGGTGTTGACATACCAACTGCTGGTGCATACTATATTACTGGTGATCCACTTGTTACTTCTAATCAAACTCCTAACATTGTCAAAGAAGACGGTGATAAAATTCTTCAAGAAAATGGTGATACTACCATACATGAAGAAATAGGTAGTTCTGCACAGTTTGATATTAATGCAGTTGGTAAAGGTGGCGTTCAAGAATATGTTATTGAACAAAGAGGTAGAGATTATGCGTTAGATGATCCACTAACATATGCAAATGGTGGTTTGGGTGCAAATGCTTCTGCAGTAGTTGCTAGA